GACATTGAGGGTGTCGACCTAGTCTGCTTCTTGGAATACAGCCCAGAAGAAAAAGGCTCGACAGATTCTTATGGCGCGCCTTATGAGCCTGACTTTGAAGAGTCCATGACCCTCAATAACGCATACATCGCTGGCACTGATGTAGACATTGCCCACATGCTGCTGCAAAGCCTGGTGGACCACATCGAGATTTCTGCACTAGAAAAATATAAGGAAAACACGCCATGAAATTCGGCTCTGTTTGCTCTGGTATTGAAGCGGCCTCTGTGGCTTGGCATCCCCTTGGATGGACTGCCGCATGGCTGTCTGAGATTGAGCCATTCCCTTGTGCAGTTCTAAAGCACCATTACCCTGATGTCCCAAACCATGGGGACATGTCACTCTTGCCAGAGAAGATTCTGTCTGGCCAAGTTGAAGCTCCAGACTTGTTCTGCGGCGGCACTCCATGCCAAGCCTTTTCTGTGGCTGGCCTTCGTAATTCTCTGGATGACGCCAGAGGCAATCTTTCACTCACATTCGTAGGAATAGCAAATGCAATTGACCATGTTCGATCTCTTCGAGGAGATTCTCCAGCAATCGTCTTCTGGGAAAACGTGCCAGGAGTCCTCAACACCAAAGACAATGCCTTCGGCTGCTTTCTTGGAGCGCTTGCCGGTGAAAGTGAGCCGATCACAGCGCCAGGGGAAAGATGGTCAAACGCTGGTTGTGTGTTTGGCCCCCAAAGAACAGTCGCGTGGCGAGTCCTCGATGCCCAATATTTCGGAGTGGCCCAACGCCGCCGCCGTGTGTTCGTTGTCGCAAGTGCTAGAGACGACATCAATCCCGCAGAGATTCTTTTTGAGTTCGAGGGCTTGCGCAGGGATATTGCGCCGAGCAGACAAGCGCGGAAAGTTACTCCCACCATCTCTTCAAGCGGCACTGGAGTCAGTCGTGTCGGCTTCAATTGTGAAGACGAATGGTTTATAGAAACACCATTGTTAAAAGATTGTGGTGTTGAGCTATCTGGCCCATTACAAGCTAGAGACTATAAAGATGCAGGGACTGATGGCATGAACAAGAATTCAGCCAAAATAATCCCTGTTGTTAATTCATACACGCCAAGTAGTATTGGTGGATACAAAGAGGGCGTTGGTACTTTAAGAGCTAATGGTGGTGACATTGGTGGCGGTTCAGAAAACCTTGTGGCTACTATATTGGATCAACAAACTGTTGGTGCGCTATGCGCGGATAGTCACCCTGGCGCATACAGTGGACAAGATGCTTACACAGGGCGGCTGATTCCGCAAGCAATACCGCTAAACACTATGAATTTGTTGGGTAGAGAAATTGAAAATACTCAGCGTGGATTCGGTGTTGGTAAACCTGGTGACCCGTCTCCTACATTAACCAAATCTCATAGCCATGCGGTGGCGCAGCCAATACCGATCCACGATCAAGCCACGCGCCATGCAGGCAAGAATGGCGATAAAACTATGGGCAAAGGTAATGGTCTTGGTATTGGCCAACCTGGTGATCCAATGAACACATTGACCAAAGGCGACAATCATGCTGTGGCCTATGCCTTTGATAGCCTGTCAAGCAATAGCATGAAGTCAAGTAATCCAAACAGTGGATGTCGTGAAGTTGACTTGGCCAAAACCATTGACACATTTGACCCTAACCCAAGTAAAAACCAAGGTGGCATTGGGGTGATGCAATCCATGGCCGTGCGCAGACTGACACCCACAGAGTGCGAACGTCTCCAGGGCTTTCCCGATAATTACACCAACATACCTTGGCGCAAAGCAGCTGAGTCGCCAGATGGTCCAAGGTATAAAGCGCTTGGCAACAGTTGGGCCGTGCCTGTAGTGGCATGGCTTGGACAAAGAATTAAGGATCAACTTCAATGAAACCCGCCAACCACTACCATGTGCCAAATGAGCAATTTATGAATTCTCAAAAAGAATTGCCACTGGCCCTTGATGCCTGCCTCGACCTGGTCAAAGACTTACTCCACCCAGAAGTCTTTGGCCACGCAATGCCGGATGAAGTTAAAAGCCGCGCATTCGTGGTCAGGGCCATGCTGGAGCGCTTAAAAGCCAGAATGGAGGCCGGTGATGCCTAGAGGAAATAAACCCCGTGTAAGCCCTGCTATTGAGGCGGCCTTGCAGAAAAAAGGCAATCTATCTGACCTTGATCTGGCCAAGATGTGCTTTTGTGTGCGCAGAAGCGCAGCCAGAATCCTGTTTGACATGCACCGCCATGAGCTGGTCCACATCTCTGGCTACACCAGAGTGAGCGCCAATGGCCAGTGGCGGCCACTGTGGTCATGGGGTGAGGGTGTGGATGCAATTGCGCCTGGTCCAGTGCCAGGCATCGAGCGCATCAGAAAACACCGCGAGAAAATGAGCGCTGATGACAAAGACTTCAGCTTGGCTAGACGCCGCCAGAAAAGACGGGTCGTCAAACGCGACCCTCTGGTGGCTGCGTTTTTTGGGTCTTAGTTATTCCTTAACGATTGGCCATGCCAGTTAGCTCTACGCGATACGGCTCTCTTGGCGCTGTTGCACCAATGTAGCTCGCACCATAAGGCACAGTCTTGCCAAGCATTCTCGCACCAGCTGCCACGGCCTGCTGCAATCTGGCCATGCCACTTTCATCGCGCAATGCTTTGCGCACAATCTCTGGGTCTTCTGAAATCAGAATCTGAGCCACTCGCTGACGATCTTGCTCAGACATTCCTTTGTTGGATTCACCCAGCATCTTGCTCACCACTCGGAATGCAGCCATTGGGCTGCCAGTGGCTGCGCTGGCCATTTCATCAGCTGTGATGGTCGAGCCAATGCGAGGCGCTTGCATCAATGATGCTGCCGTGTCCGATCCACCAAGCACCTTATTCTTGGCAGCTTGTGATTGGGCAGCTGTGCCAATGCGGGTCAAGATGCCATCAAGCTCATCACCAGGGTAAATGGTGCGCAAGATAGCGCCTTGCTTAGTCTCAGGACTGGCCAGCACACCCATCATGGACTTGGCACGGCCTGATCCCATCTGGTTGCGAATGGCATCCATGGCGCCAGCTCTGAATGCGTTGACTGCACCAGGATTGCTGGCCATGTCTTCCATCATTATTGCCACTTCATCTGCGCTCTTGCTGAAAATGGTGCGGCCTTCTTTGAATGCATCTCTTGCGCTTCTAAGCTGTGATGCTTCAGCGCGGGTTGCAGCCAGCCTTGGGGAGGATGCATCAATGGCATCTCTCAAAGCTCCTTCAACGGGTTTCAAGGCCGATCCAACACCGCCCTTGCCACTTGTAAAGGCTGCATCAATTGATGTCTGAATACCCCTGCGAACAACTTCAGCATCTTCCAATGTTGGCGCCTTGGCAAACACAATGTTGCCATCTTTGTCAAAAGAGAAGAATGGCTTCTTGCCTGTTTGCGCTGTGTAGATTGCGTTGATATCTGCAATGGCTGTTGGCGATCTTTGCAATGCATCTTTAAGGCTGACCAATAGGTCTTGGCCAATGATGCCGCCAGTGCCGTAAGAGTCTTTATAGGCTTGGTTTTCCAGTGCCTTTGCTTCTTGATCGGTTGATCGGAAAAAGCGCAAGACATTTTCATTCTGTGGCCGTGGTCCCATGAAGTTGGGGTTAAGGCCGCTGACCAGCTTTTGCTGCATGTCTGTCAAGACTTCTCTGCGCAATGTGTCTGGGCGTGTAGATAAGGCGCCTTGAATCGTTGTGGATGCCCTGCCGCCTTGGGTGTATAGACCGCGCACAGCTGCGAGCAGTGTCTGGTTTTCGGCCATGATTTCGCCATTGGCAATGCGCTGCACGATCTCATCTGTGGTCAGGCCAGTCTCGCCTGCTAGGCGTTGAATCTCAGCCTCTGCTGCCTTGCCACCACGGCCACCGGCCATGCGCCTGGCAGCGTCTAGGGCCATGTCTGTGATCTTGCCAGCGCCCATGAATGCAGCTTGTGCCACTGGTGCAATAGAGGCTCCCATCACTGTAGAGCCTGGCACTCTGGCTGCACGGGCTGCAAAGTCTCCCTCGCCAGTCATAAAGCCAGTAACACCGCCTTGGATGCCACCAAGCGCTGAAGTGCCGGCCAATGCCTTGACCAATGGCGCAACACTGGCAGCCATGCGTGGGCCAGTCAATGGCGCAGCTGTGCCGCCGGTGGCCGCAGTCAATGCAGCCGCTGATCCAACACCGCCCAATGCCTCATAGCCCAATGACTCCATAGGAGATTGAGCTTGGTAAGCCTTCATCTTGCTTCTAATTTCAGCAAGCACCTTGTCGTAGTCTCTGCCAGTTACAGAAGAGATCAATCGAGCTTCTATCTCATCGGCAGAGCCAAGGGTAGCTCCTTGCGCAATAGAGCGCAGGCGCTGAGTTGGTGCTTGTGGCAATGGTTGGGCCAATGCAGGCGCTGGTGCAGCCTGTGGCTCCATCATGCCGCCAATGCTCTGCTCTAAAAGTCCTTTGATAATTTGGAGTTTTTCATTGGACAGTCCAGAGACATCTCCCTGCTTAATCTTGAGCAGCTCTTCGGTGGTGAAGCCTTCTAATCCAGTGGTCATTTTTTGACTCCAGAATTTAATTGAATTTGTCTGTCAATGGCGTTTAGCAATTGATTGCCACCGCCACCGCCAAAGGGCGTGACTTGATACATAGGCGCAAACTGCTCAAAGCCTGGTAATTTGCTGGCGCGTTGTAAATAGTCTTGTTGTTCTGCCAAGCGTGATTTAGCCGTTTTCTGAGCCGTTGCAAGCGCTTGCCTAATTTCAGCAGGGCTTAGTGTTTGGTCACCAGCTGCTGCGCGTCTAAGAATTCCACGCTCGCCTTCAGTCAATGAGCCTTGGCCACGCATCTGAGCCGCAGCGTCAAGTTCTTGCTGGGCCAAACCTTGGACCACAATTCTGGTGTTTGCCAATTGCTCATTTGCGTCAGCACCAGCAACACCTAATTGCTGACCAATTCGCAGCATTGCTGTTCTGTAATCTGCGCCTGGTCCAAGAATGGCCTTATCAAGTGCAGGCAGCATTCTGTCCACATTTGCCAATGTTTGATTTGCAGACCTTGCGCCAGCTGTCATTTCTTTAAGAGTGGCTGAAATATCACCACCAACACCTTTTAAGAATTCTTGATTGCCAGGCATCTTCACATCAACTTGTGTCTTCGGTGCAATCTGCGCACGATACTGGCCAACTTGACCAATACCCGCTGGACCAGTTCCAGCCAATGGCTGGCCACTGATGTACTCCACAGCTCGGATGTCAGGGGATTGAGCCTCGTATGGCATAACACCTTCGG